ACTCAGGATTACTTGCTCTGTTAGGTGTTAATTGATAATCTGATTCACCGTTAAAAAATACTTGATATTCTCCTTCCTGAGGAATTGATGCTAATGTCGTTCCAGTTAATAAGTTAATTGATTTTCCAACAAATTCTTCCTTAATCTTGTTTCCAGGGTAAGGTTCTAACTTAAACTCCCTTAATTCTGCATTTGAATGGGTAATCCTTATAAAGTTATATTGAGGTTGAGGTGTACGGCCTAAAACAGCAAAGGGCTTTTCTCCAATATGTGTCCATGTATCTTCACCTACTGTTCTTGCATATAATTTAAAGAAACTATATCTTTTTACATATTTACTCATCTGACCTAAAGAGATGTTTCCATCTTTCTTTTCATAATCATGAACGACACCATCTTCCGCCAATTCACCTGCGCTGTTAACTCCTAACTCTTCTGGTCCACCATCATAATATTCCCAATATCCAGGATGACTGTTGACATTTGCAAATCCAGTAATCTGTTTATTGACAATAGATTTCAAGCCTATCTCAGTTGCGTCACATTTATAACTATTTGTGATAACACCGATTGCACATTTTTGTATAAGTAAAGTTTCAAAAGGATTATGAGCAAGTCCAACAGGTTTGACCTGTACTTTTCCTGACTCAATAATTTTAAATTTAAAATTTTTTACTTTACCTTTTTCCCAAATACCTGAATCATGACTAATTAATATACCGATTGCTGTACCAACCAGGTATTGTTCACCTATAGCTAAGGTATCATCAGTATTTTCACGATCAGCATTGATAGAAGACGTAACATCTTCAGCACCCCAATCACTAAAATCAAATTCCTCATTTGGATCTTGATCTGATATTTGATATGTAACTAAATCATTTTTAGAAACATCTAAGTTTTCATTATTATCAGGATTTAATTCTGTGTTACCTCTTTTAACTGATATTATTGCTTGATACCTAGGAAAATTTGTTTGTACCTTTTGTCGTTTGATAAATGTTTTATCTTTTATTGCTCCATCCAAATTATTCTGTACCAGTACTAACTCATACGGAAGCATAAATCTCATGCTATTCGGTACTGGATTATAATTACCAAAAATGTTTTGAGTGGAGGGAGTACGAGTACCGCAAAACATATTACTGACAAAAGCTTTTGCACGGTCACTATCAATTAAAGGCAATTCAATCCCATCACTTGAAAAATGTCCATTTCTTGCTAATTCTCTCTCTAGATTGCCTTGTGGATATTTATTTGGTCCTACTCTAAATTTTCCATCTCCATCTGGACTACCGTTATACCAAAACAGTCTAAACTTACCTTCTGAATAATTTTTTAATAAGATATCACCTATCGCATATCCATTAAAATCAGGACTTTGACCAAGTTCTCCAGAAGATAGATTAAATATTGCTTTTATCTGTTGCCCTTTACCTAAACTTCTCATTTGTGACCAAAGAAGTTGCGTATTTACTCTAACTCCACCGAATTGTTTATCTTCTATTCTATGAAACTTAGAAAAGACCAAGGGAATAACAGCACCAAGCTCTGCAAGTTCCTGTGCTGAGTCAAAACCAGTTTGAGGTGCAAATCTTCTGACACCCTGTTGTCCAGCCGTTGTTAAGCTTGGAGGAGTTTTAGGTGGTTTTGGCTTTGGTGTAAGAAAATATGCAATAGCAGTAAATATTAATCCTATAACTAATTGAGCAGCAAAATTACCTGCAAAAGCAGCACTAAATAATGCACCTATAGGGCCATTAATTACGTAGGGTATATTGTCATATTCTTTTGGTCTATTACCGTTAAGACTTGATGTGTATCTTAAAAATTCAAAGTATTCTTCTTCGCTTATACCTAACTGCTGACAAAGTTCCTGCTCAAAGGGTAATAAGATTTTTCGATGTCCAAGCTGTTTATGGGGTTCCATCGAACCATCCGCTCTCCGCAATTCAGCCATCCATTTTCCCAGTAAACAGCAAGACCATATCCATTACTAGATTTACATAATGCTACTGTACCTATTTTAAACTCATTTGTCTCGTTTCCCCAATTTTCTAATTGTTCTTTAAAAATAGAAAAATCTTTTCTTCTAACTCTTCTATACCAATCTCTTGTAGGTTCTGGTGAGTTTATTCCGTAATATTTTAAAACATGTCTTGCTAAAGAAACACAATCTGCTGCTTTATGTCTGTCAGGATCAGCACCTAACCTATATTGCAAACCAATAAGCTGATGCGGTTTCATAAGGTTTGAATATTAGCAGTACGAGGAAGAAAACCTACAATAGCAGTAGTAAAAACTCTGTTGGGAGCAGTCGTTCCAACAGCATCAATAGAACTGCTTAATAATACTTCTATAGTTGTTGCATCATAAGCAAAAGAAGCCAAAAGCCAGTGCTCTGTAGTCAGAACATGATCGACAGTAAAGTCTTCTTTCATCTTGCATACACTGACTGTTACATTACATCTATTTTTTAAAGCATCATTTACATGATTCATTGCAACAGAATTGTTAGCAAGAACTATTTGAGCTTCTAAATTATCTCCTGATTTAGATTTTGCAGCACCTTGATATATAAAAGGTAGAAACTTAAATTCTTCTGTATCCTTTTGTATTTTATTAGAAGCCGCAGCAGGGTTATTCATATCTCCTTTTAAGCTATTCTGAAATCGTTCAGTAGCATTAGGGTCGTTAGGATGCTTTAACTCTAAAAAAGTTGTCAGATATGTAATGCTCATAAGCCTAATGTTGCACGTTGACTACGAGAGTTTTTCAATGCTGAAAAAGCCTGTGCCCTTCCAGATTCACCACCACGTTTTGCAGCAGTATTTATTATTTCAGGTACAGCAGATTTTGGAACGTATTCATCTCCATTAAAGTTAAGGACAGGGCCAGTGTATTCAACGATTGTATTACCAGAAGTACCTGCAACCGTACCAGACGCACCAGAACCTCCTGGAATGACAGCACCACCTCTGGCACCTGCGGAATATCTAGCCATCGCTCCAGACATCTTGGAGGACGGGATAACGTATTCTGGTTCACCACCTTCACCAATCATTCCAAGAGTAGGAGAACTAACAACTCCACCGTATTGAAAAGCCTTGAAACTACCTGCTCTGTTAAATGCTCCTTGTTTTGCTACAGCTAAACCAAAATTTTGCGAACCTAAACCAAGGTCAGCAGAACCAAATGGTACAGCACTAGGTCCTGGAGAAAAAATATTTCCAGTAAAAGCATTACTAAATAAACCCAAGATTCCTCTTTGAACGCTGTTGGCAATCATTCGAGCAGCCATATCTAAAAAATGATCTCCAATCCTTTGGAACATATCAGCAAATGCCTGTTGAACACTTCTAGTTCCTCTTATAATATCTTTGAAAGATTGAGAGAAAGAAGTAGCAATAGCTTCTGAAGCAGCAAGTACTTGGAATATAGGATTTTGTAATTTAACCATTTCATCATTTAAATTTTTAACTTGATCTTTAATTGCAGAGAAAGCTAAAACTCCTGATTGTCCAAATTGACCTTGAGCTTCATTTACTAATGAAAGTTGCTCTCGAAGTATCTTTAAACCTTCAATAGTATCTTTAATAGTTTGATCTTCTGTTTCTGCAAATTTTTTCTCAAGTGCTTTAACTCTCTTATCTACGATGCTTTCCACACCTAAACCTGGAAGATCTCCTAATAGACTTCCTCCTGTAGTATCCTTTATACCTCTTACTCTATCTAAAAACTTAATTTGTTTTGCTTGTTCTAGTTGATCTCTTTGTCTTGCTTTGATTTTCGCTCTAATCAGAGCTAATTCTATCACCTCTGCTCCATTAATAAGATTTTGTCGTAACAACTGTGTTGCTTGTTGATCTCCAATCTGTTTTCTTGCTTCAAATATTTGTTGTGCTAATTTTGCTTGACGATTTGATCCTCCTAAAGCTTGAAAAGCTCCACTATCAGATCCAAAAACTTCTACTAATGATTTTCTTAATCTAGGATTGTCAAACTCTTTAAAACCTTCTAATAAACCAAAAGCCTCTTCTTTTGTAACTCTAAATCTTTTTGCTAATTCATCAATATCTTTAGCAATTAATTTACTACTATTACCTGCAGTTGAAAATCTTGCATTTAAGACAGCTAATGATTCGTTAAATTTTTGGTTTCTATCAATTGCAGAACCTATAGCTGTACCAACAATTGATAATGCAAATCCAAATTGACCACCTATCAAACCACCTGCAAGTCCTCCAACTCCACCACCAACGGCTGCAGCACCTGTCTGTCCAAATAAAAGCGGAAAAGCACCACCGATAAGAGCACTACTTGCAGCATTTCCAAAAGTTCTTTGGTATCTAGGATTCCCTGTTGTGCTACCTCCAATTTTTGTACCTTTTTTAGGTCTTGGACCAATAGGAAAACTATAAGCATTAGGATCTCCTGATAAATCACCTCTTCTAAATCTTTCAAAAGAAACTGTTCTTTCAGCTTCTGCTATAAGTTTATTTCGTTCTCTTAATCCATCCGCTACTGCTCTATTGGCTCTTACGAAATCTTGAGCAGCAATCGTAGCACTTTTTGTTCCAAGAGCTACTTTATTAAAATTAGTAGTGGCTAAATTTAGATTTTTATTAAGACTATTAGTACTTCTTACTGATAATTTAACTCCATGTAAATAATCAGCAAATATAGACCCTCTACCTTTTTTTCCAGCTAATAATTTATTTATTCTATCAATACTGTTAGATGATTGATTTAATTTTTGAGTCAAGCGATTAACTTGATTCATTCCTCTAATCGCTATATCAATCGAAGCTTCTGCTCTTGCCACAACAAATATTTTTTTTTATTCTACCTACGTCTGCGTATTTTTTCCATTTCTTTCTGTTGATCTTCATTTAATACCTGAAAATAAGCACTCCAACCCAATACTTCTTCAAGAGTCATTTTTCTAACATCAGATAAACTCATTCCTAATTCTTTTGCTATACCAAACTGCAACATCATAAAATTATCTTTACGCAGTTCAGCACTTAATCTTTTGGGTCAATAGTCTCTTGTTCCTCCTGTATAATACTAAGCATTAGCTTTTGTAAATCACTATCTCTCACTTCATTTTTTAAAACATCAATTTCACCTAACTGAAATAATTTCACACCATTTTCATCTTGAGCCTTTGTTATTAATAAACGTAATGCAAATTGATTTGTATCATCAAATTGTAAACCTTTCTGAGCTTTTTCTCTTTCAGCTAATGTCAAAGGTGTGACCCACATCTCAAAGACCGTTCCATCAGATAATGTAACCTCTTTTTTTGTTGCTTCAAGGTTTGCAGCTTTACGCAAACGATCAATCGCTCGCATGGTCTTGTTTGATGCCATAAATTATATATATTTACTATTATATTATATCAGCCATTTGTAAGTTATCAATAACTATGATTTAGATAAATCAAATGTAGGCTGTGCAGAAGGTCTGAACTCTACACTTACTGATTGTGGATCGTCAGGGTTAACACTGAACCCAGCAGATGTTAATGTCGCATCAAAACTTATAAAACGGCTTAATGTATCACTTACAGTGCCACCAGTAAACACCTGATCTATATAAAGCTTAAATGAAGCACCCACCTGTTGCCTTTGTAAAACGTCCTTAATCATTCTGTTAGCAAGAGTTGTATCTTCATCTGTCATATAAACAGTTGCAGAACCAGAACCATCACCAAAACCTGATATAAATTTTCTAAATGGAACAAACTGTCCTGGTGTTCCTCCAATAGTTGTTACATCAATCTCATCTCTAGTAATTTCAAACGTCCATTCTCTAACCTGAGAAACACTCTCATGGGCGCTATAAGCTACTTGAAATACGTTTGGAGAAGCAGCAGTTCCAGTATCAGTAATATCAACAGCAGATCCACCATTAGTAGCTGAAACTGTCAATGCTCCTGTTGCAGCAGTATATGAGGCAACGAAAAATGTATCTGAAGTAGTCAGACCAGCAGGTAAAGTTCCTGTTCCTGATCCACCTGTCTGAGAATTAACAACAGAAAATTTAACAGGATCTCCTACCTCAAAATTTAAAAATGGATCGACTGTAATTGTTTCCGTACCGATAGTAACGTCACTTGAGTTAAAAGTTCCAATAGTACCAGCAGGTTTATAGTAAAGAGCACCAGAGGTACCAGATAAACAAGTAGCTGCCATAACGTAAATGAAAGACCTAATTATAGATTAGCGTCTTTTCTGCAATTTGTTTAGCTTAAAACAGTAGCAACATAAGATGTTTCTATTCTTCCTTCAAACAAAGGAGGAGTTTCTGTTGTAGAAAAAGTTGGGCCTTCAATATTGCCAGTTTTAAAATAAACACCCGTATTAGTTTTAGCAGTGTTATTGAGAGTCTCTAAAACATTAACAGCAGTAGTGACAAGAGTTTGATTTCTTGCTGGCCCTTTACCTTTTTCAGAATAAACACGAATAATAATTGCACCTCTTGCAGTATCAACACTGGAAATGAGAGTCACTTCATTTGTTATTCCAAAAGTAATATTTACTCGTACATATTCTGTAACACTTCCAACTGGTGCAGCAGTAATGTTATCAAAAAAAACAGGAACAGAAGGTGATAATCCAGAAAATGCTGTAAGCATTGGATTCTCAACGGCTGCTCTAATTGCTTGATAATTCATTTTTTACGTTTAAAACCCATTTTCAAACCTTCTTCAAGACTTTGTTTAAATTCACCACCTTTTAAATAAGTAGAATACCAATCTAAAGGTGCAGTAATTTTTGCTTTGCCATCACCACTAGAAATATCCCCTCTAAAAGTTGTTGAAGTTATATCTCTTTTTCCACTTTTTACAATCTCTCCTTTTGGATCTGGTTGTTCTTTGGGTGGAAAAAACCTACCTTCTACTAGGTCTAATGCGTATTTAGCCCATTTAGATGTGTTAGTAATTTCAATTTTCTTCACCTGTTCTTTTTGTTTTAAAGAAAGCTGTGGCACATTATTTAAGTTATAAGGAAAAGAACCATTAGAAGCTGAAGCTCCTTCTTTTTGTTTTGAAATTGCAATCCAACTATCTCTAAATTTTCCAGACCAAACTGGTCCTTTTTCGGCTAAATCATTCATAACTTGCACCGCAGCATTTCTAACTCCATCATTTATCTCTGCCATAATATCATCTGTCAAAAGACCTAAGCGAACATCTCTTTTTCTTGTTCCAAGAACCCTTCTACCTCCCTTAGTAATAAAACCTGTTGGTTTATACTCAGCAGCCATTATTGAATCCTCACTGATAAAGAATGATATACAGGTGAATCACCTCTATATGTTGTTACTGATGTAATCTTACCCTCTACTGTAGAACCTGACTGCGTATATTGAACACGATCTGCCTGTGTCGGATAATAATCTCCCAACTCATTCGCACCAATTAATACTCTCACATTTGTAGATTGCATCGTTCCATCATCTTCTGACGAATTAATAACAGATATAACACCTTTTACAGTTACGTTTGTGTCAGATCCTGTCACAGCACCCGTTGTAGGATTATAAGTACGAGGTGTTGTCGTCTTTATATATGTTATGTCCTGTCCAAACTGTGATAAAACCTGTGCAGGAATAGAACCAAAAATATCATCTATTGCTGCCAT